GAACTTAAAGCCACCTACTAAAGTAAAAGGCAATAAACGTCGTAAGTCTTTTTGTGCTAGAATGTCAGGCATGAAAAAAAAGCTTACATCTGCTAAAACAGCCAATGACCCTAACTCAAGAATTAATAAAGCATTACGTGCTTGGGCGTGTTAATAATATTGACGGATAAATAACAAATATTTAAGATATGTACGTAGTTTATTTAAGTATTTGTTTTTTTAATGGATTTGCAAGTAAAAGTTAACGAATAAACTACAAGTTGAATATTAACAATTTAATCATTGTTTAATTATATTATTCAGAGTAGTTTTGGTTTCAATTAGTGTTTTTAACCTAAATTATATCAGTTGAACTGAGGCTACTTTGATAATACTTGGCATTGACCCCGGCACAATTATTGCAGGTTTCTGCATTATGAACGTGCTTGATAAAAAGATAAGCATTTTTGATTACGGAATAATCAAATTCAATCGCAAAATGATGCTTCAGTCACGCATCTTTCAATTTTACAACGACATTAATGAACTAATAGTAAAACATAATGTTGAATGTATTTCTCTTGAAACCCCATATCTAGGTGAAAATGCCCAATCATTTTTAAAACTTGGTTACCTAAGAGGCATCATATATCTTATCTGCGAACAAAAAAAAATAATCTTACGTGAGTTTGCACCTACAGCAATTAAATTACAAGTTGCTGGTAGTGGAAGAGCTACGAAAGAAGAAGTTCAAGTTATGATAAAAAAACTATTTCCAAAAATAGGAAACTTTGAGACACTAGACGCAAGCGATGCGGTAGCTATTGCATTATGTGGAGCTATGGAAATCAAAAGGTAAAAAATGTCTGAAACTGTTGGTAAAATATCAAGTGATCTTTTAAGTAAAAAATCTGAAATTTATAACCCAATTGAGATTCAAAGGGAAGTACATAAACAGTTTGAAGCTGAGTTTTTTAAATGTAAGAACGAAGCGGATAAGATATACGATGGAGATTATTATATAGTGGTCTTAACTAAGAAAGAAAAATTGTTAGAAAACGTATTGCGTAATTTTTTCTTTTCTAGAAGTTCATGCCCTACGCCTGAATATGATCAAGCCGTATATAAAATTCATAAAAAAATAGAAAAAATACAATTTATTTGGGTATTGCCTTCAAAAGATACTTGCCAGTTATTTATTGAGAATGCGGATATAATAGCGCCTGAAGAGCGATTATTATTAAAGTTTATCTTACTAGATTGGTCTGGAGATCTTTTAAGATATGCTAAAGAATTAAATAATGAACAAGATAATTCAGCCTTTTTAATGGAGTAATGTTATGAACGGGTTACCATTTGCATCACAAAGTCAAATAGAAGAAATGAACAGAGAAGCAAATAAAAAAATGTTATTAGAAGTAGAAGAAAGTATCGAACAAGAACAAGAACAAGAGCAAGAACAAGTTGTTGAAACAGAAGTACAGTCTGAAGAAGTTTCAGCAGTACAAGAATTAAAGCTTATTAAAGAAGAGAATTTTAAGCTATTAAGACAATCAAAAGACAAATTACAACGCGAGCTAGAAGAAGCTAGAGCTTTGTTAGCTCAAAGGTCAGCACCTAAAGAAGAAGAGCAAGAAGAAAGTTTTGACTATAATCTTAATCCTGATGACCTTGCAGAAGGTAAGCATTTTTTAAGTCTTAAAAAAGAACTAAATTCTCTTAAAAAAGCACGTGAAGAAGATGCAAAAAGATCAATGGTTGCAACTGCTGAGATGCGAATTAAAGCAGACTTCCCAGATTTTGACAAAGTAGCTTCTTATGAAAACCAAAAGAAATTAAGAGAACTTGACTCAGACATAGCCGATTCTATTTTAGCAACCGGAGACATGTATAAAGCTCACGCCATGGCATATAAAATGATAAAACTATTAAATATTCATCGAGATACAACTTACGATCAAAGCAAAGAGATTGCTCAAAAGAACTCATTAAAACCTAAATCGCTTAATAGCCTTGCACCTCAAAAATCAGACTCACCATTGAGCCACGCTAACGCTTTTGCTAACGGGCTTACATCTGAATTAAGTAAACAACTTATTGCAGAGATGAACGAAGCTAGACGTAATTTATAATTTATAAAATACCCGTAGTTTATTTGTTGACTACGGGTTTCACTTTGTTATTCTATAGCCAGCCGTATTTAGAATTCGCTACTCTTACCTATCAAAATTGGCCGTATAGATTCTCGCCAAATCAATTGACCGTATAAGAACTCGTCATCTTAAATATATTGTTTTTTAATATAAATTTAAGGAAATACCATGGCTATAACGACTACATCGATATTAGCAGCTCCGGTACAACAAAGTTTTAGTTACAAACTTTTATCGGTACCTGTCCCAAATATGATTCATAACATTGCAGCAATGAAAAAGAACATGCCAAGAAATGGCGGTACAACATTACGTATGCGACGTTATAATCCATTACAAACTGCATTAGTTCCTCTTGGAAATAGTGGTTTAACGCCACCGCCTCAAAATCTTACTGCTGTCGACATCGATGCTAAGATTTCATTTTATGGCACATTTGTGGTACTTAACGAACAAGTAACATTACAGGGGCAAGATCCCGTCCTAAATGAATGCGCAGCTCGTTTAGGCGTCTCTCTTCGTCAAACAGAAGACACTTTAACAAGAGATATGTTAGCGTCTACTGCTAGTTTTATAAACTGTGTTGGTGGTGTAAACGGTGATATGCCGACAGAATTAACACTAGGTGATGTTTCAGAAGTAACAAGAGTTTTATTAGGCAATAATGCTTACACTATTTCTGATAATATCGATGGTGAAGATAAATTTGGAACAGCGCCAGTTCGTGATGCATACTTTGCTTTATGTCATACAAATATGACAAAAGAGTTAGAAACAGTTACTAACTTTACTTCTAAAAGTAATTATCCATCTCCAATGAACGCTTTACGTTCAGAATGGGGTTGTGTTAATAACTTAAGATTCTTAGTGTCTAGTATTGGTTCTATTAGTCCAAATGCATCTGTTAACGGCAGCGATGTTTATAATATTTTCTGTGTTGGCATGGAAGCTTATGCAACTGTACAGCAAGACGGATATTCAGCGTCATTTATATATAGACCACCTATATACGATGGCCCATTGGCATTGAACGCTTCTGTAGGGTATAAATTTGCTACTTGCCCAAGAATCACAAATGATCTTTGGATAATCAATTTAAGAGCTACATTAGCATAAAAGGGGATTTTTCATGGACGGAACAATTATAGTACGTGGGAATTTTACTTCCACTGGCGTAAATAAAACGATTGTTTTCAGACCCGGTGTAAACTGGATTACTGTTTATAATATGATAGCTAATGATGGCGTAGGCGCTCCATTACAGTTTTATTTTCAAACAGGTATGACAAACGGCATCGCAATTGATGGGGTTGGTGCTACCACTGCTCCTGCTGGTATGTTTACAGTAATTGATTACTCTAACCCTGCTAACTTTGCATCTATTAAATATTCAACTACAGCTCAAACATCAGTTGTTCAACCTGTAGTTACATCTGCGGTTGCTGTAGCTGCGACAGCAGTAGCTGTTGGTAACATCGTACGTATTACTGGTAGAAACACAGCTGGTGTGCTAGGTGTGCCTGTATTTGGTAACTATGGCGTAGACATGATTGTCAGCGTTGTTGCTGGTAACGACTACACGCTATTAGGTGCAAATAACGCATTAGCTACAGCTTCTGGCGTTGCTGGTACTGATGGTGCTTTACAGCGTATTGATATTAGCTCAGTATTTTACCCAGCTAATAGAATCGTTACTAACATAAGCCAAGCTGCTGGTGTAATCACTGTTGCTACTTCTGTACCACACGGTATGACAGTAGGGCAAGAAGTAAGGTTTAAAATACCTGCTGATTGTGGTGCAACAATTAGCGCATTATTAAGCGCTAGTTCAGCAAATAACTATGTATCAGCTATAGTAACAAGCGTAGTTGCTAACACAGGTCCTTTGGCTGGTTTTGGTTCAGTGCGTTTTACTATTGACATTGTGGGTAGTGGTGAAGTGTTTACCTATCCTACTTCTGCACAAGTTGGTGCTGGTTCACAATTACCAGAAATGATACCTTTTGGACAAGATACAGCTTACTCAGTATCACAAAATGCTAACATTTTAGCTGATGCTACAGTAAACCAAGGCTTTGTCGGTATTACTTTAAGAGCTGGTGCTGCACGAGCAAACAACCCTGCTGGTCAAACAGGAGATGTTATATTCTGGAAAGTTGGAGCTTGCTTCAATTCACAAGAATACGCATAATTTGTTTTATGTATGGGAGGGGGAAACTCCTCCCTTAATGATTTTTAAACATACAAGATTAGGAAATTACTGATGGAAAGAAAAAAAATAAGTCTAAAAGAATTAGAGACTATGCGTCAAAGAAGTAAAGAAATGGTAAGTGGTAAATTCATATTTCACGAAGTACCCGGCGGCGAGATGGGCTTTACTATTAAACTTTTTAAAGGTGATGCACCACAAAATTATAATTTAAGAGATGGGCATACTTACGAAATTCCTTTAGGTGTTGCAGAACATCTAAATGAGAACTGTTATTATCCTGTTCACTCTTATGCTACCGATGAAGACGGTAAACCAATTGCCAAGATTAATGAAAAAATAAGAAGATGCAGCTTCCAATCTTTCCATTTTACTCCAATTAAAAAAGAAATTATCACTGTAGAAAGAATTTAAAACAATGCCTATTCTTGCTGTCGTTTCGCCTACTTTTCAACCAGCTATGAGAATTATTACTAATATAAGTAATTCTAATCCATGTGTAATCACAACGTCTTTTGCTAATGAGTATGTTACTGGATTAATAGTCAGGCTTTACGTGCCGCAAGGATATGGCATTACTATTCTAAATCATGTTGAGGAAGCTATTACAGTACTAACAACAACAAGCTTTTCTATGCCTATTGATAGTTCTAATATGGCTGCTTTTATTGTGCCTTTACCACCGTTAAACGAACAATATCCTCAAGTTGTGCCTACAGGAGAAATCAATAGTATTCTATACGCAGCGACTAGAAATGTTTTATAGCTATAAGGAAAAACCATGGCAAATTTAACGACCATAAGAATAAAGATACGAAGACTTACTAGAAGTCTTTCAGCTACTCAAATTACTGATGATCAAATAGACGAATATGTAAACAATTTTGTGTTATATGACTTTCCAGAGCATTTACGTTTAAAAAATCTTCGTGAAACGTTTAGTTTTTATACTACGCCTTATGTTGATACGTATGACACTGTAGACGCTCCAATTCAAAGCCCTTTATATGATTTTAAGAACAAATATCTTACAGTGCACCCACCTATTTTTATAGCTGGTTATCAATCATCTTTTTATGAAGATAGAGCTTCTTTTTTTGGTTCTTATCCAATCATAAATAGCATAGCTTCTAGTGGTGTTTCAGGAGATGGACTAGTAGGGCAAGCTATAGTATTTACTATTAATACTCCTCAGACTATAAATACTGGTGTTTCAGTTACTAGTTGCATTTTAAAATTCAACGTCTTGATAACAACTGTTGATGTTTTACAAAATGCTTTAATATTAATCGATAGACCAAGAGTAAACGACGCTGTTACAGGTGATTTAATAGAACCTAATTTTACAGGTACTATTTCTGTACCAATCGTTTTAGGAACAATCAACTATCTAACTGGTTTGGTTACTATACCAGCTGGTTTTAATTTTCAAGGTGTACCTACTGCCGCATTAGCAGGGGCTAAAATATATAGCGAATCTGTTATAGTTCAGCCTTCGCTGCCTCAGTCAATCTTATTCTATGATGGTAAATTTACTGTTCGTCCTGTGCCAGATAAAGCTTATAGGGTAAACATGGAAGTATTTGTGCAACCGACTGCATTAATAGACAGTAATCAAAACCCTAAGCTTAAAGAGTGGTGGACCTATATAGCTTACGGCGCTTCTAAGAAAATATTTGAAGATAGACAAGATTATGCATCAGTAGCAGCTATTATGCCAGAGTTTAAGACTCAAGAACTTTTAATCCAAAGACGTACTATAGTGCAACAAACTTCACAAAGAGCATCTACTATATACACAGAACAAACAGGTTCTAGTGGTTTTGGCTTCTTTGGTAGTGGTAATTTCTAAATAATAGTAGCAAAGTTTATATGGTATACTTTTTTTTAAGGTATACCATTTTATAACATAATTGAATCTATGTTTGGCAGTGTTAATCTAATAAAAACAATTTTAAATTAAAGGTTTTTATTATGCCATGGACACCAAACACCCCACAAGCAAACGAAACAATTTCTTTCACGACAACTCCAATTAGAAATAATTTTTTAGCTATTCAAGCTTGGACAGCCGTTGATCATGTGCAGATAGATGGTGGCGGACTAAATGAAGGTAAACACAATAAAGTTACCTTGATGAATCAAGCTTATGTTGCTGGAGGTAATTTTGCACCTGCCATAAATCTTGTTACAGGTATAGGTTCTATAGGTATATATGCAGCTCAAAGTACTACAAATACTGGGCCTTCTAGAATGTGGGCTGTAATACCAAGAAAAACAGGACCAGGATGGGAAATAACAAATATACCATTTACAGAATCAACTCTTTTATTTACTAATCCAGCTAGTACTAGTAATGGATATACTTGGTTGCCATCAGGTATTTTAATTCAATATGGGGCGATGATTGTAGATTTAAGTGGGCAGTCAACAAATGTTGCAGTAACTGCTCCTGCTGCTAGTTTTCCAACAGCATTCCCAACTAAATGTTTTAGAATAATTGTATCGCCTTCTTTAACAACTGGATCAAACTCAATAGCAGCCATTTGTTCCGCTGTAGTTACTAGTGTAACTCAGTTTACAGCCACAGCCTCTTATATATTTATAACTAATGCAACTGGACAAGTATCTTTTAATTATATAGCTATAGGGTGTTAATATGCCAATAGATAAATTTATAATTGGATACACTGACGACAAATCAGGGTATCAAACTAATGTCTTGCCTTGGCTCTTGCCTGACAATGCTTTTGAGGTTATGAAAAACGCTTATACATGGAGGGGTAGAGTTAGGAAGCGTGTAGGTTCTGTACTTATGGGTGCGGGGGCTAATGCTAGTCGGTTGCGTATGCTATTGCCTATAGGTGGAGGCGGCATAATTACTTTGCCTTTAGATGTGGCTGTTGGTATGAAAATAGAAGAAAATATATTAAATGGCGCAACTTTAACAGTAGTTAATATTACTCCCCCTTACCCACCAGTACCGTTTAGTTTGATAACCACTAACCTTGCTGTAACTGCAACTGTTTCAGCAATTAATCAGATAACTATTACAGGTTCAGTAGCTCCATCAGTTTTTTTATACCCTGCTTTGCCTGTTACAGGTATAGGGCAGTATGAAAATTCAGCTACTAACGATGAAACTACAGTGGCGTTTGATACTAAGTTTGCTTATTACTACAGTGGTACTGATTGGGTAAGGCTTATTAACATTGTTTTGCCTGCTACAGGTGCTGACGCATGGACCGGTACAGATAGCAATTTGTTTTGGATTACTAACTATAGAGGCGTAACTGCTAGTGAAAATTATTTATGGGTTACAAACTTTGTGCCAGCAGATGGCATAAGATATAGAACTGCACCATCGCCTACGTTCTTAATTTCAGCTGGTGAATGGATTAAACCTACTTTGTTTTATAGCAAAGGTACTGCTATAACAACAACTAACGGAGCAGGAGCAATACCTGCGGTTCCTCCGCTTTTTGTAAATCCAGTACCTTTGCCAGGAGATATTTTTATAGTAGGTAGTACAGCCTTGGTAGTTCCACCTGTTACCGGTGATTTACTAATTGTCCCATTGACTACTTCAAGTCCATGCGCTCAACAGCCAGGTACAACAATTGATTTAGCAACTGGTCAGCTAGTTATAACACCTAGTGCTACTCCTTGCCTTAATACATCAGTTTATTACAGCCATAATTTCCTTATAAAGACAGCTAGAATAGTTTTACAGTTTAAAAATCGTTTAATATTACTAAATACTATTGAAAACGTAGGCGGTACTGACACTTCATTTAGGAATCGTTGTCGCTATAGTGCTGTAGGTAATCCATTATTTGCGTCAATAATAGGACCACCAGCTATAAATACATCTGTGTCTTTTATGGAAGATTTGCCGGGATTTGGTAACGCTATAGATGCAGCGACGCAAGAAGCTATAGTATCTGCTGAGTTTTTAAAAGACAGGTTAATAGTTTATTTTGAAAGATCTACTTGGGAATTAGTTTACACTGGTAACCAAATATATCCCTTTACATGGCAAAAAATAAATACAGAACTTGGTTGTGAAAGCACTTTTAGTACTATCCCTTTTGATAAAACGGTTTTAGGTTTTGGAAACGTAGGGATTCATAGCTGTACTGGTGCAAACGTAATCAGGATAGATGAGAAAATACCAGACTTTATTTTTGGTTTGCATAACTTACAGTCAGGTCTTAACCGCGTTGTTGGTATAAGAAATTATTACCCAGAAGTAGCTATTTGGACATATCCGGGCGAAGGAAGAACGGCAGATTTTCCATATCCGAACCATATGCTTATTTATAATTATGTTAATAGCTCTTGGGCTATATTTGATGATAGCTATACGTTTTTTGGCTTTTATCAAAGTAGTCCTACAGACCCCACACCTGGTGCCACATGGGACGCATCTGTTACAACGTGGTCTCAGACTTTAGATCTTTGGGGTGGCTCAGTTGGAACAAGTAATTCTATAAAAACCTTAAAAGTTATAGGTGGAAACCAGCAAGGTTGGTTAAATATATTAACTAACGACGCAAGTAATAATGCCCCTAGTTTACAAATTACTGGTATTAGTAATGCTGCTTTAACTGTTAATGGTCCAGTCGTCGCTTTAAGCGAAGTATTTATTTATTCTGTTGACCATAATCTTGCTTCAGGTGATTTTATAGCAGTGGATACCCTTCAGGGGATAGTTATAAGTTTAATAACAAGCGATCTAGTGCCACTTTCTTATACCTTAACTAGAATTGTTGGACAAGTGTTAACTGTTGAAAACAAAAATCAAATTAAAGTTGTTTTTAAAAGATTTAATACTGTTACTAATACCGAAGAACCAATTGTTCTAAATGGTACTTATGTAGGACAAGGACAAATTGCAAGAATAAGCTTAATACAAATAGACAGTAAAGATTTTAATTTATATCTAGGTAAAGATTATAACGCTTACGTTTCAAGTATTAATTTTATGGTTGATAAAACAACTAATGGATATATAAAAGTAAATTATAATTTGAATACTGCTTCAAGTGTTCCTTTGCCTCAAGATACTTCTGCATTGCTTGGAAATAGTCAATTAACAACTTTTCCATATGCACTATCTCAATTTGAAAAAAATCAAGCTCAGCTTTGGCATAATATTTACTTGTCTGCTGATGGTGAATTTGTACAAATACAGTTAGTAAATGATAATCAACAACCTTTTGTTTTTGATATTGACCCTGTTACATCTGTAACGAATTACAGCGTTGAACAAGACTTTCAATTACATTCGATGATTATTTACGCACAACCTACTTCAAGCGGGCTACAATAATGAACCAAGAAAATGTTGGCTTATTTTTAGATACTACGCAGATCTGGGAAGAATATTTACAAGCTGCTCAAGGTCAAATAGATAATAAAGAGTTATTTTTAAGGCTGTACCAAAATATTAACAAGATAGTTATAGCTTTAAACTTAAAAGACAGTGCTATATATACGCAAACCGAGTTCATAAACGGTCAAACATGGTGTCCAATAGATGAGATTACTAATTTTGTTGGTGTTGTAGGTAGTGCAAGTTCTGAGTTAAACGCAGAGCCTAGACAAGTGTATAGAAAGATAGTTTTTTGTGGTGCGTTGTTAAATGCTACAACAAAATTAATACCGCATAATATAATTATTACAGATACTCTTTCTTTTACTCGTATTTATGGAACAGCTAATGATAAAGCTGGTAAAGTTTATTTATGTTTGCCTTATGTTGACGCGGCCAATCCAGTTTCTATTAGTATAGTTGGTGCTAATATTTCAATAACGACAATATCACCTATGGCCGCTTACACCGAGAGTTGGGTAGTTCTTGAATACATTAAACTTTAAGTTAGTATATTTATAATTTTAAAATTAATAATTTGTAGAGGATATTATGGCATTACCAGTAGCGGTAGCAGGATTAGCAAAGGCAGGCGGTGCTTTGTTTTCTAAATATGTATTACCTTATTTAGGTCAAGCAGCAGCAGGAGCATTAGTAGGCGGTTATTTGTCTCGTGGTAAAGAAAATAGCGGTGTTTCTGATGCAATTTATGGTCGAGAAGGTCAGCAAAAGCAATTTTCTACCTACACTCCACAGATGCAGCAATTGCAAAACATGATGATAGCTAATTCTATGAAAGGGTTATCACCGGGTGGAGGCTTAGATTTTGCACCAGTAGAACAAAGAGCGAGAAGTCAGTTTTCTCAAAACACAATTCCTACAATAGCAGAAAGATTTTCTTCTATGGGTCAAAATAGCTTATCTTCTCCAGCGTTATATAGCCAGTTAGGCGGTGCTGGGGCAGGATTAGAAGAAGCTTTAGCTGCCCAAAGATCAAGCTTTGAGCAAAGGAATTTATTAGGATTATCTCAAACTGCATTAAATCCTTCTTTTGAAAATGCTTATATTCCTAGACAAAAAGGTTTGTTAGAATCTGGAGCCTCAGCAGGAATGAGTTATTTACCTTACTACTTGATGGGTCTTCAAAACCAAAATCAAAACCAAGGACAACAACAACAGCAAGCTCAGCAATCACCTTATAATGATATGTTTAAAATAAATAACCCTTACCAATCAAGTGGATTATTTCAGCAAGCTGGTGGACTTGGAGCAATGAACCCTAGTCAATCTTTATATTTTTAGGTTAAAAAAATGGCTATACAAATAATACCTGAACAAGGTGTCGGTGAATCCTTAGGAGCCGGATTAGGTGCAGGACTGCAAGGACTTGCCCAGTTAAAAACACAAGACTTAATGCGTAGGCAACAAGCTCAATACAATGTCCCTTTATTGCAAGGTTTGTTTCCGGGTGTTGGTAATCAACAGCTACAACAATTAGCTATGTCTGACCCGTCTTTAATAAATCAATTATTAAGAAGACAATATGAAACGCAACAAGGTGCGCAGCTTGCTGGTATAATTAAAGACCCTAGATTAGCAGGCTTAAATCCTTCACAAATTTCTGCGTATATGAGTAGTCCTGAATATGCTAAAGCTAGGGCGATGAAAGAAGCTAGTGGAACAATTGGAGATATTAAAAAATCAATTGAGGGTGGCGTTAGTGGAGGTAAATTTTCTGGGTTTGTTTCTGGTTTAATGGGTGGCAAAAAGTCTAGCTATGACGCATTAGTTAGTCAATTAGGAACCTCTAACGACCCATTGATTAAGTCTTTGGCTGCTGGTTTAGGGGCTGCTCCTGATGACAAAACTAGAAGAACAATATTTAATACTTTTGTTAAAAATAATCCTGACTCAATGCCCCAAGTAGGACAAGCTATTGATAATCTTCATAATCAATATACAGACTCTGAAGGCTCCCAGCAGCCAGCTATGGGCAACGATCAGCAGCAACAACAAGGTGATGGTTTAATTCAAGAGCCTGAAGATAGAACAGCTGGGCAAATTGCTACTGGTATAGGTGCAGAACTTGTTAAGTCTCCAGTTAATTTAGCAGATACATATACAGCATTAACTGATAAAGCAGAAAAAACTATAGAACCAGTTCTTAAAAAACTTGGAATTGATAAAGTTGCTGAGAACGAAAGTTCTTTTGTTAGTGCAGCTAAAAATTTTGGTAAAGATGACCCAAATAATACGTTTATGAACCAAGTTTATAAAGACATTCAAAATAAACTTGGTATATCATCAGATGGAAAAGAAGATTTTAAAGGACTTGTAAACAATATAGCTGAAAAGATAAGCCCTGGCTCAACAAGCAAAGAAAATCTTGGATTATTAGAAAGTGCGGCAAGAACTACCGCTTCCTCTGCTCCACTATTAGCATTGTTTTCACCGTTTACTGCTGCTGGTTTAGCAACAACTGCGGCTGTTGATTTAGCCGGTAACGTTGCAGGAGAGACACTAAAAGAAATGGGAGTTGGTGGAACTGGTCAGTTTGTTGGAAATCTTGCAACTAGTATGCTTGCTCGCAAAGGCTTTGGTTCCTTAGCTAATTATTTTAATAAAGTCAAAAGTCCTGGCAGTACAGTTGAACAGTTAAAAAATCAATTATATAAAGACGCTGAAAACTTAGGAAATACTCCTAATATAGAAACAGGTGTTGGAAAAAACTTAAAATTGAATGTAAGAATAGGAACTTCAAGAGGTAAACCAATTTTTGCAACATCGAGCCCAGTAGACCCAAACAGTATTCATGGTAAGCTTGACCAGTTTATTAAAGATGTTGAAGCTGCAAAAATTGGCGATTCTTTTTCACAGGTAGAACAATCCGCTTTAATTAAAAATGCTGAAAATACAAAAAGAATTTTATCTAAAAAATTAGTAAGCCCAAATAAACTAGCAGAAGAATTAAAAAGCATTAATAATAACTGGGTAGATAATAAAAGTTTAAATAGTAGGTTTTATAAACAATATCGCGGCATAATTGCCGACAAGGTAGCAGAAGCAGGAGCTAATAATAAAGCATGGTACGACGTTTATAAACCAGCTCAAGAATTGCATTCTATACAAAACTGGAAATCTGGACTTACAAAGGGAATTGAGTCATTTTTTGGCGCTCAAAAATATTCAAATATAAAAACAAGTCCATTTATGGCTTTAACTCTTCCTTTTATGTCTAAAACAAGAGCTGCAACTATGGTGGGAGCTAGTTTGATTCCTAGTTTTATTGATAAAGCAGGACGAGCAGTAAAGATTTTTGAGTTTGTACAAAAAAGCCCACAGGGTAGAGAATTGCTATCTAGGTTAGTAGAAGCTGGTGCTAAACGTAATGATCTTTTAGCAGGTAAAACACTTATGAGTTTAAATAAATTTTATAATAAATATGACAAGATATTAAAAACAATAGTAGATAAAAAGATTAATCTATAAGAAGGGGGTTCGTCCCCCTCTTTATTTTGATTTATTTATGGCTTCAAGAATGGCATTATTCAACCAAAGTTTTAAAGTCTGGTTTTTCTCTAGTGCCAATTTTTTAATTTCTCTGTGTATTTCTAGTGAAATGTCAGTTGCAATTATGTGCCTTGAAATTATTCTTTGCTCTTTTTGAATGTCCAATATTCCACCTGTTCGTTTTTCCGGTACTTCTCAACGTCAAACACTAATGCAATAGCTTTATAGTCTATCGATGGCTTTCTGTAATCTTTTATATAAACAAAATTAGCTGTTACATAACTAGTATTGTTAACAAAAGATCTTAAGGTATTTATTAATATTTCTTTCTGGTCTTCTAGGGCTTTAATTTGTGTATTAAAGTCATGTAATTTATAAGCTAATGCGTCAAACTCGATATCCATTTTTTTCTTACTTAACATTTTAATCTCTTACTGTTTAATCATATTATAAAACCATGCTAGCATGCTAGCACAGAATAGTCAAGTAAGTTGTAAATGATTTTATGTTTAAAAATATAAGAAAGGTTTTTGGTAGATAAAAACTAGGAGCAGACACTAGCTTAATTACTGCTCCTAGCTAAACAAAACAAAGACAAGGAGTAACTTGACTTGTATTGTTATTATATAAGATTATTTATTTTTTTAAATATTGTTTAATACTTAAATCGTTTTTTAATTTTAAATTGATCGCTTCTTTTAAGAATCTTGTATAACTCTTTTTATCACGTATGCATAATTCTTGTATTTGGATAAAAACTTCATTTGGTATAAAAAAAGTTAATCTTTTTAATAAATCTCTTTCCATTAAATGCCTTATGTTTCTTGTTTGTAACAAGCTACCACAAAAACTTTAAAACATTTTTAATTGGTGTTAAATAAGTTAATTATTTTTTTATTTCAAGAGGATTTTATGGCAACTAGCCCAGTAAAACTACAACAAAGTTATGGAATTGGTAACGCGTTTCAAAATTTATCACCTTTTTCTATTATTGCTAACCGTGTACCGACTCAACAAGATAAAGCCCGTATAGGGACATTTTGGATATACACAGGAGCTAATAACGTATATGTATTATCATCTGTTACAGGCGGCTTAAGTAACTGGCTAACATTATCTAATGGTGGTGCGGGCGTATTTACCAGCTTAACTGTAAATGGACCTACACAATTAAATGGCAGCTTAACTCAAGTAGCCGGACCTGTAAGTCTTGGAGCTGATGCAACAGCAAATGCAATTTCTATCGGAACCGGTGCGGCATTAAAAACTATCAATATTGGTTCTCAATTTGCTGGAAGCTCAGTCTCAGCTTTTGCACCTTTTGTAATAAATTCACCATTTGCGGCAAACTCAACTTTGGCATTAAATTGTTGGAACGCTGCTGGTACTTATGGACAACAAACACTTGCTACAGTAGCAGGTGGAGTATTTGATGCTTGTCGATGGCTTAATCAGAGTGTTGCTGCTGGTTCAGGGTGCCAAGTATCAATATGGGTCGATACTCAAGGTGTTGCTGGTGGAGACGCTGCACTAAGATTTATAAATAATGGTGTTAATGGTACGTTAATTGGGTTAGACACTTCTGCAAATCAGTTCTCTATGTCAATGGGAAACTTAGGAGATGGTAATACATTTTATACTTACGATGTTGCTACCAGCCAGATAAATATGCCTAAGCAAATTAGCGTTTTTGCAATAGCTACTGCACAAGCAACTGTTACTGGTGATGGTACTGGATATAATGTTCAATTTGATAATGTAATATCTCAAATTGGCACAGCATTTACTGGAGCTACTGGAGTATTTCTTTGTCCAATAGCAGGCAGATATTTATTTCAATCTGAAGTAAGGCTTAATTCTGTATCTGCTGCTATGACATCTGGAGTATATATTCTATATAAAAATGGTGCTCCTTATGCTGGTAGTGATACTAAAAATCCAGCTGCGTGTAGATCAATTGCAAATTTTGCAGATTTTGTATCATTCAGGTGTGGAGCTATAATAGACTTAGCTTTTAATGATCAAGTAACCTGTAACGTTGGTGTTTTTGGTGGAGCTTTAGCTTGTAATATTGCTGCTGGTAATGAAACTTTCTTTAGCGCTCAATTATTAAGTTAGGAAAACTATGCTAAATACGACAATTAAAGCGAAGTTTATTGAGGCTCGTATTGAAGCTTCACCAATAGCCATAGCTCCTTTTGTACCTTTGGGTGCACCTATTGATCAACCATTGCGTATTTTAAAAATATCAAATACTACTGATCAAGGTATTATTCTGTCAACAGACGGCGTAACAATTCATGATTATATAGCATCGAACGGCTTTATACTTTATGATTTAGGCACAAATAGAGCCAGTCAAGGTAGCTCATTACAATTTGCCACTGGTACACAATTTTATATTGCTTCCGAAGTTCTTACGACCACTGGTAATGTAATATTAACAGGCATTTACTCAGGGGTATAATATGTCACAAAGTGGAATACTAAATAGGGGGGTATATCCCCCCGGCACCGTGGTAGAAACCTTAACGGGGAACACTGGTGGAGCTGTTAGTCCAAGTCTTGGTAATAATATTAATTTGATATCGGCTAACGCTAACCTAACAATTGTTGGCAATCTAGTCGCTAATACATTAACTTTTACGGCAAGTACATCGCCAGTAATAGCTTACAGGTTGATAACGTTTGATGCCCTAAACCCTACAGTACAAGTAAATACAGATGATGAATATATAGCTGTAGATGCAAGGCTTGGAATTGGTACGATAGAATTACCAACTGTAGGCGTTGCACAAAGCGAACAATTTATTATTAAAGATTTGTATGGCGTAGCGCTCACTAACAACATTACAGTTACTGTAAGTGGTGGAGGAACCATTGATCGAGCAGCAAATTCAATAATTATTGGCAATGATAATGCTTTGCGTGTTATTTATGGTTCTCCGGCTTCCCTAATATCTACAAATTATGAGGTGTACTGATGTCATATAATTCTTTTAGTAATAATAATACTGGTCCTAGTCAATGGGCATTGCTTCAGTTTCGTAAAACAAATAGTTTTACAACTGTTTTGACTGGCGATACTTTAGCCAGAATAGAATTTAGCGGTTATAACGCAACAGCAGATTTTCTATTAGGTGCTTCTATTGGGTGTCGAGTAACTGGTGTACCAAATCTAAATATACCAAGCGAGTTATTGTTTTATACCAGCACTGGTCTTGCAACCCAAATAGCAATGGTTATTGGTCAAAATGGAAACGTAGATATTACACCTCTTTCAGGGGTAGGCCTTACGGTTTCAGGTGGTGAAACTATAGCAACTGGTAATCTTAATTTTGCTGCTACTGCTCAGCGTATTACTGGCGATATGTCTAATGCGACTCACGCAAACCGTCTCGCTTTTCAATCCAGTACAGTAAATGGAAATACTTCTTTATTTGTTCTACCTAATGGTACAGGCACATCATCTTCTGTTCTTGCATCTAACGCTAACAACCCTACTAATTCAGCCTTTGCTCAAATGCAAATAGATGCAACTTCGGTTAAATTAATTAGTTCTGTTCTTGGTACTGGTGTACAGCTGCCCATTGAAATAAGAATAGGTGCTACTGCTGCTATAAATATAAATAATAATTTAGCAGTATCTATATTAAATACAGTTGCTGGTAATATAGCATTAACAGTTAATGCTACAGCTACAGGTGGAGTTGAAGTACAGCAAAACGCTGCCGCAAACGCAGGTATGAGAATTTATACGTCTCTTGGCAATATTAACGGACCTAGATTCGAAATGCTTAAAAGTAGATCAGGCGGAAACGTAGTTGCTAATGATAATATAGGTCAATTTCTAGCTTATGGGTATCAAA